AAATCCTACATTGATGTTTCAGTATTTGGAAACATGGATAGGAGAATCCACAACAGCACAGAGACAATCTTATCTAGATTTAAGAGACTATTTAATATTGTATGAGAAGGCAGACTTTGAGCAACCTCTGCATTGGGGGTTTAAAGGTGGTTCAAAAAGATTTAGATTGCGAGACGAGGATTACTTTAAATTTACTTTACAAAGAAACTTTGGAGATATGTTTTTATCCTATCCTCACCTTGAAGGAAGATCATTTGAACAAATAGTGGCAACAGGTAATTTTAATATAGACCAATCTCTTCTTGTTCCTCAATATTGGACAAGCACAGACTTTGAAGTACATTTAGACGATCCTATTACGGAAGAGGACGCGGAACATTTAAAGGAACACTATAAGGCTTTCTATCAAAAGATGCCAGACAAATTGCCTTATAATTTTCACGACCCTAGGATGGCGTTAGGTGAAATAAAAATTGCTACACTAAAAACAGAAATAGACAAAGAAGAGCTGTTAAAAGTATTTAAAAACATAAGGGAAAAAAAGTTATAAATAGTTCTTGATTACTTTAGTAAGGAGAACTATTATGGCAGAAGAAGAAGTAAAGGCTAAAGAGTTCCACCCTGCAGACACCAATGGTGACGGTAAAGTAGATGATGAAGAAAAAGCAATGTACATGGAATTTAAGAGAAAAGAACTTGAAGACCAGGATGCAATGCGAGACAGTCAACGTAGTATGGCTTGGTTTGCACTTTGGGGTATGTTACTCTATCCTTTTGCTGTGGTCGTTGCTAGTTTAGCAGGACTAGAACAAGCTCAAGCTACATTAGGAGATATGGCACCAACATATTTTGTAGCAGTAGCAGGTATTGTTGCAGCATTTTTTGGAGCTCAAGCATTTAAAGGTAAATAAGAATTGATAGATTACATTACGGCAACGCACAATGCCTTTGAACTACATGATGAGTATAGTACACAGACTCCGGTACCACATGTAAGACTAAAAAACTTTCTGCCAGAAAATCTAGCACGCAGAATGTTTGAGGAGTCGAACACAATACCTGATCATCACTGGTCTACCTTTGAGAGAAATGGTAGTCGGATGCAGGAGTGTATAAAAACAGAACACATGCCAGTCGCTAGAGAATTTATTGAAGGATTACATGGCGCTTTGGGCATGGAATGGTTGTGCAAATTAGTAGGAAGAGATGATTTAATTTCTGATCCTTATCTAGTAGGAGCAGGATATTCTAAATCTTGGAATGGCGACAGTTTAAAAGTTCATACAGATTTTAACTGGAACGACAGATTAAAATTACACAGAGCACTTTCCTTAATCGTATACTTAACACCCGACTGGGACCCTGAATGGAAGGGTGCCCTAGAGTTCTGGGATCATAAAAAAGAAAATATGATAAAGGACTTTCCGTGTGAATTTAACAGTGTAGTAATATGGGATTACCATAAGAGAGGATTTCATGGTTATCCTAAACCACTAAAATGTCCTGAAGATGTACACCGGACAACTTTTAGATTATTTTTCTATTATAGTGATGCAGACTATAAAGATGGGGATAGGCCTCATAGAAGTTTGTATTGGTATGATAAAGAAACAGATGAGCCCTTTGATTTACCAACAAGGAAATAATAATGAGATTTTACAGTGCGGCCAAACGAGGTGATGGATTCCTCAATCAACATATCTATAAAATGGATACTGCTCTAAGTGATCCAAATGCAATCTATTTTTACGATAGACTAGATGCCGCAGTTCGTGGTGTTAGATTTGAAGACTTGATGTCTCAAGAGCATTGGGATCATTTAAGAGATACATTCGGTACAAAGATATTAATATACTTTCCAGATGATTATTTTAATAAAAGAGATTTGGTTGCTATTAGAAACCAGCTAAAGAGACAAAAAATACCTGTAGAAAAAGTTCACTGGATTGTTAAGGACGAACTCTTTAGAAAATTTGTTTTGAAATGCTGGAAGGATTACGGCGAACCTCATATCTATCTTTATGGTGCTCTTCAATTAAGAGTTCCTTGGGTGCCTGAAGAAAAGTTAATACAGCCTAGCAAAGCACAATTTTCTTGTTTCAGTAGAAACTATCACCCAGAAAGATTGGCACTATACCTAGATTTTTACAGAAAAGATTTTTTAAGTGATATGATTTTTTCATTTCACAGAATGAATCCATACTTTATGACTGATGCGGATAAAGGGCCACAGGCTGAGTATTTAGAACGTGTTAAAATCTATACTACAGAAGAGATGATAAAGGATGCAACAGAAATTCTTAAGGGTGAAGTAAGACCTGGAATAGCAAATTGGATAAGGAACACCCCTTACGAAGTTGATCCAACCTCCGATCCAAGACAAAAATTGGATAAGTGGAATGATGTAATTGTAAATGCAATTTTAAAAACTGACATACATATTTTAATAGAGTCTCACTATCTTCCCTTTAAAAACTTTTATGGAGATTACTTACAATATCAGAACGGCGATTTATCAATACAAGATTTTAGCCCAGCATTCTTAACAGAAAAGACCTATAAAGCAATACTTTGTGCCAAACCTGTTATAGCATATTCAACACCATACTTTATGAAAGAATGGCTTGACATGGGCTTTAAAACATTTCATCCATACATAGACGAAACATATGATAGTATAGAAGACGACAATCTCCGCCGACATGCAATTTGTATGGAAATGGGAAGATTGAAGGCAATGAAAAAAACAAACCCTGAACAATATGCTGAAGTTATGTCAAATTGTAATAAGATTGCTCTATTCAATAGAAACGTATTAATACAACAAAACTTAGATCAACAGCAAGATTTTCAGGATGTTCCTTGGTTAAAGGATACATTAATTGATTGGAGACCTTATTGGATTTCACACGATCCCGAGGACTTTGTTAAAGATCAAGTTCTACAATTACGAGAGGCAAATTACAGTAACGAGCCTAAACAGTGATAGTTTTAGCAATGCCTCGATCAGGAGGCACAAAATTTTGTTTAGATAAATCTGAGGAGACAGGCTTACCTTTTTTTGGTGAGCTTCATTCTACGCACATACAAGAGTATCCAGATGTATTCTTTGTATCTATTACTCAGATTAAAAAAGAAACGCATGAGGCACCTGTACAGCCAGAGTGGACAACAGAGCAATTTATGAAGGGTTGGGCAGATCATAAGAACAGAATAGTCCTAGCCAATGCAGAAACATCTACTCAACTTTTGCCCTTTGCAGATTACTATTTGGTTAGGCGTAATTGGAAGAACGTTTTCTATTCATCCTATGACTATATACTGAGAAGTCAGTTCGCAGAGTTTATCGATTTTAAGCAGTTCGTTATGAACTCATCTAAAGTCCTAGCCAATAGCTATGCATCTATACTAGATTACTGCTATTTCAACGATAAAGAGATCACATGGTATGAGGATCTATATGACGTGAACACGGAGTATAACCTATTGAAAACTAATAAGGATTTCAACATATTTGACGAAACTATCCAATCCGTAGCTAACGGATTCGGCATATCCCAAAAGATTGACCGTCTGTCTTAGGGCCTGAGGGTACCCTAATACCCCACTAATACCCAGATATACCCCCTCAAGAGAGGCGTTTACAGGGGATCTCAGAGCGAAATGTAAGTCATTGATTTATATAACGAAAAAAAAATTCAAAAAAATGTGAAAAAATGCTTGACAAATGGTATAAAAGGCTCTATAATAGTGGTATACAAAGTGAGGAAGTGGTTATGTCGAAGTTAGTTATTTGGACCCAATACAAAGAAAATTACGGTGCCCATGATTGGGACGGTAAGGGCGAGTGCCCTCAGTATTGGAAGTTCAAGGGTGGCGACACCTATGTTGTTCGTAATTTGAGCACTGCTCAGATCAACAAGATTGCTCAGGAGGGCATTCCTACTCTGACGGATCTCATTGAGTACCGTAACGAGGCTTCCGAGGAGTATATCCTAGGTTGGGAGATCGTTGAGGACGATGCTCGTGAATGCGAGGATTGGGATACTGTAACCGAGTTTGTCTGGAAAATGGATCGTTGGATTTGCCAGCGTTTTACCAACAATGACGAGCATGGTTACATGCGCCGTGAAATTCTCGCTAAGAGTGAGTCATGGATTCCTCTCTCACAGAGCGAACGCTCAGATTATAAGTGTGAATTCAAAACTGCCAAAGGGTGGTTCACTGGCGAGCAACTACAAAAAGAACTGGAGGCAGCATAGAATTGATCATTTTGGTCATCTTTTGCTTGACTTTCTCAATTAGTGGTGCTATAATAGTAGGGTAAATTGTTAGGAGAAATACATTATGTCTAATCAAACTTTTAAATTTGCGGGTTATTCTGTTACGTCAAACGGTGTTACTAAGGCACGTTTTGGCAACGACATGGTTTCCCGTATTAAGAAACTGAAAGATAACTCGGAACACTTTTTTCTCGAGTTACCTTCAGCAATGACTAAAAAAGATGCAGCTAAGTATCTTTTGGACAATGCCGATATTGGCAGTGCTCAAACTAAGGATGCTCTTTTGAAAGTCATTCATCGTAACGTTCCTAAAACTGTAAAGGTAGTTAATACTGCCCCAGCAGTTTCTGGTTCGACAACTGTAGTAAATGAAACGTCTAACTAATAGGAGTATATTATGACTAAGACTGTATCTACAAACCAAACCAAGAAGATCCTTAACTTCTTGTCTTCAGGGCAGAGTCTTTCTGAGGCTCAGGCTGAAAGAATGTTTGGAGTTCGTTCAGTAGGTGCTCGAATTGCAGAACTTCGAGAAGCAGGTTTTCCTGTTTACACCAACGTGAGCAAGACAGGTAAAACTGTCTATCGCCTCGGTACCCCAAGCCGAGCAATGATCGCTGCAGCTTATTCTGTAGCAGGTGCTACTTTATTTAAGTAAGCATTTCTTTGTAATGAGAAAGTCCTGGGCAAGACTTACAAAAGGCCCACTTTTGTTGAGTGTATAAATATCGAGAGCCGCCGGATTAGCTCAGCAGGTAGAGCAGCTCACTTGTAATGAGAAGGTCGCGAGTTCGATTCTTGCATCCGGCACCACTTATTTAATGGAGAATATTATGGTAACACCAACCGAAGTTTTACAAAAACATTTCACTGCACAAATTGATAAACATAAACTCAATGTGCAAATTCTTTTAGAAAATCCTAGAGCAATTCCAGAGCATACGGACTTTGCCGAAGCTGTAGAAAAAGAACTAGAGCAGGTGGCACATTGGAACGATATGCTTGAGGCATTACGTTTATGCGAGCAGTAGTAGCAGCCCTTACATCGTGGGACGCTGAGAAACTAGATAGATGCCTTGCCTCTGTTCCTGAGGACATTGATAAAGTCGTTATTTGTAATACACAAGACGAAGGTTATCCTACACAGGCAAGACTTGTGGCTAGAAAGCATAACGCACATTATTTTACTACTGTATCTAATGGCACACCTGGCAGAGGTAAACAGACAGTTTTAGATTGGTTCTCTACAGACTCACCTCATGACTGGCTTATACCTATAGATGCAGATGATTATTTCTTCGAAGGGGGTATTCAGAAATTGATGCTCCTATTGCACAAACATCAACCAGATGTAATTGGACTAAAACACAATCCAATGTTCTTAGATGGTAAACCAACAACATTGGAGAATGCTTTAGACAACGGAGAGTTTTTTGATGCAGGGTATGTAGAAGGTAGTCGAAGAAACTTAGTCGCTTTTTATGAGCTTCAACAAACCTTGAAACAAATTATTCCTTTTAACAGAATACTTGCATTGTCTAAAAAAGGTGCAGGTTGTTTTGAATATACAGATCAATTATTTGGTTCTGAGGACATCATAGCTAATGTCGATTTGTATAGAGAGCATTGTAATGGCAACATTAAATACTGCCTTACAGAAAAGGAAATCTATATGTATGATTGTGCTAGAGGTTCTTTGATGAAGTTCTTTCAAGATACTAGAGCAATTATAGCAACTATCAGTAAGGTTAAGAGCAAATTTGATTTTGAAAGACAAGAGCTCCAGGTTATTTGATACAATAGACAGTAAGACTGATATTGATATCATAAAACAATTTTGCGATGATGCTAGGTCAGATGGGCTGGAAGGTAGTCTAGCATTTGAAACAAAAGGTTGGCACAACAACCAGGCGTCTTTTCTATACAAAGTTATAGTTGATAAGACATTTGATCAGGACAAGGGTGGGGTATATATTGTCTGTAAAGATGGTGATCGAATAGTAGCAGGACAAGGCTCTTGCAGATTACATGATACAGAGTATATGATTTTTGGAACACGTGGTTACACAATGCCCAAATATAGGAATAGGCATAACTATGATTTCCTACAATATTGTACCTCAAAATTTTGGGAGTTATACATAAAAGAGTACAAAGGTTATATTATGGCCTTTAATAAGTACAATTACAAAATATTTCTCAAGTATATGAGATTAAATAATGTAACCCCCGATTATTTTGATCAATATGTATGGCACAGGGGTAGGAAAGTAGTGCCTATGCGTCCTCATCCAGATCTAATAAATATTAATTATACGCCACAGCACGTTTTATATGGCGGTAAACATGAAGCAGAACTTTTGGAATATTTGAATGCAAACAAAGTCTAAATTAAATTGGAAGCATATGGTAGGATGGCATAATGCTGCACTTACCTTTGCACAGTTTGTCATTGTTCCGTATTCCTTTTATCTTTTATTCACGCACGATCATAACATTGCAGGAGTAGCAACTTCTGTTCTCATAACATATCTTTTTTGTAGTGTTGGTTTTACAATAGGCAATCATAGGTACTTTGCACACAGAGCATTTAAAACGACACGAACAAATGAAAAGATCCTATCTATACTAGCTATACTTGGTACGTGGATTAGTCCATTGAGATGGGCTGCAAGCCATTACCATCACCACAAACACTCTGATACAGAATATGATATTCATAGCCCTAGCTATTTAGGTTGGAAATCTATGTTCTTTCTATTTCACAATTATAAAGCACAGCCAGCTCTTTCATTGCCTGCAGGTAGACTAGCTAAAGACAGTTGGCATACAGCCATTCACAAGTACATTTATTTTATTATTTTATTTTATGCACTATCTTGTTATATGTTATTTGGTTTTAATGGTTTAGTATATGGTTGGCTTTTTCCAACTTCTTACACTATACTAGGACAGATGTCTTTGATCAATGCACATGACAACGGCAAACCTATAGATTCAACTTTTGTCAATATAATGACAATGGGCGACGGCAATCATGCTAAGCACCACGATGACCCAAAAGATTACGAGAAGGATATCTTTATTCGTCCCGTTATCAATTTTATTAAAACATAAATGGTCATCTTGTAGTTGATTTTATTTTTTTATGGTGTTATAATGTTTTTTAATCTAATGGAGTGTACCTATGGCAAACAACGTCTACAATGATATTTCGCTAGTCTCTAGCAACAAAAGTGCAAGGAAAAAATTTATTGAAGCCTTTCAATCGGTAACGGATTTGAATGAGTGCGGATTAGAATTTTCTTCTATCCTTCCTGAATGGGATGGTGAATGGGCTTCGCGGGAATACATGGAAGAGTACGTTGGTCCAAAGTGGGCAAACCTAGATGATTATCAAGGTGATGACTATGCTTATGTTGTTTCAGCATGGGGCCCGCCGGTAGCTTTCATGAGACAATTAGCTAAAGAACTAAGCATGTTAGATGCAGACGTTAAACTTCGTATGAATTACACCGACGAGTTTTATAACTTTATAGGTACATGGGTATTTGCTAACGGTGAAGAAGATTATGAAGAAGCCGATGGTGATTGGTTCTTTAGAAAAAGAGCAGAAGAAGTAGGCACCCCGCTAAAAGAATATGACTCTTTTGAAGATGATGGGTGGTATGATTTTATTGATGAAACAATCTTCAGCTGGGCAGATGAAATGTTGAGAGACAAAGATGAAATTAAATTACTCTGAGGCTTTTAAAAAAAGCCAACGTATAGGGTTTACCTGTAGCACATTTGATTTGTTGCATGCAGGACACATCACAATGCTTGAAGAAGCTAAACGAAATTGTGATTACTTGATTGTTGGACTACAAAACGATCCCACGTTAGATCGTCCAGAGAAAAATCGTCCAGTACAATCTATTGTAGAAAGGCAAATTCAATTGGCAGCTGTAAAATATATCGACGAAATTGTCATATATAATACAGAACGAGATTTAATTGATTTGCTTTTGACTTTACCTATTGATGTTAGAATTATAGGTGAGGAGTATAGAGACAAAGAGTTTACAGGAAAAGAACTTCCTATAGAAATGGTTTATAATTCTAGAAAGCATTCCTTTAGTAGCACAAGTTTAAGAAAGAGGGTAGCAGATGAAGCAGTATAAGGTTAGAGAAAGAAGGTTAGGAGCTCTTGAAAGATTAGAGAGCGCAAAGTTTTTCCCAAAGAAAAACAAAAAGGGACAAGAGCGTTCCGAAAAGACTTGGGAAGAAAATAGGCAAGCTCAAATTGAGACTTTGAAGAAGAGGGTAAACTTTGCATAGGTTTACCGAGCATGTAACGGAACTACATAATATAGCTCGCAAAGTTGAAATTGAATTTGGTAATGTAAATGGCACAATATCTCAAACATTGAGGAAATGTGCCGATCGATTAAATGAAATTGGAAAAGGTGAAAAAAATGAGCAAAGAAACAGTACAAAGAAAAATAGCTAATTGTATTATGGCTAGTAAGAGGGCTTTAGATCCTAGTTTTAGAGCCTATTGGAAAGATACGGCATCAAAACTAGCAACTCAGTACAATGTGAACTTAGAAGAAATTAAAAAACATCCGGAGTTTTATAATGCTAAAGCTAGTAGCATGCACTAAGTTATGGAATAACATTGGCACGTCGGATATTCCGATGTGGCGTGTTGTTGGTGGTAACGAATATATTATTGCTAGGTTTGAAGAGGAGCCCACTTGGGCAGACGTGGGCGAGGCAGTAACTAAGTTCATGCACATCCTTGAAGGTAAGATTCAAATGGGGATTGTTGAAACCTATGTTGGATTTGATTTGTTTGACAATAACAATCTAACACATGGCGAAAACTTTCAATTACAAAATGGCGGAACTATTGATTTCCCCACAGAGGACTTAACAAAGTTAGATGTTCGAGAAGACATGGCTGGAATCTCAGGGGAAATTTGAGAACAAAGATAAGATGCCACCTAGGCTAACTATAGCCTATTCTTACTTTGAAGAACCTGAGTTACTAGAAAAACAAATAAGTCTCTGGGAGGATTATCCTCCTGGAGTAGAAATTTTTATTACAGATGATTATTCTGTAAAATATCCAGCACATGATATACTTAAAGATGTTTATTTTCCATACGGTGTTGATATACAGCTTTGGAGAGTAACAAGAGATCTAGGATTTAATTCTCATGGTTGTAGAAATTTAGCAGCCAAGTACGCACCAACAGATGTTATTGCTTTTTTAGATATGGACATGACATTAAATCCAGGTGATGTTGGGCAGTTAAGAAGAATAACTTATTCTAAAGGCAGAGCATACTTCTTCAATATGTATAGTTATGCTAAGAAACAATTTTTTCAATTCCCAGGACATTTGAATACATTTATTGTACATCGAGATACCTATTGGGAAGCCGGTGGTTATGATGAGTCCTTTACGGGATATCATACAGGAGATAGAGAATTTCATCAACGTTTAGAACAGGTTTCTACAAGAAACAATGTTGGTATTACCTTAGGACTACACCGAGGTGGTAGAAAAGCTGTTGTTGATGTGGGTGTAGAGGGCATATTAGAGTATGATAACGAAAATATGCTAATTAAATACTCTAAACCTGTTCCAAATTTGGAACAGTTAAGGGGTACAGTTTCTAACAAAATAAACTTTCCTTTTGTTAGATTGTTATAAATAATAAAGCACACATGTATAGTGTGCTTGATATATATATCAGGGAGAGACTTATGAAAAAACTAGCTATTGCCTTAATGGCGACTGGCTTGTTAGGCATGGTGGGCTGTGCTTCCACGGGTACCGAGTATTACGAGGCTATCAGGAAAACAGCAGAAGCTAATGCTTTAGCAAGCGCCGCTAAATATGAGGCGTTATCAAAAATAGCAAGTAGTGGAGATCAAGGGGCAGCATCAGCCGCGGTTATGGCTATTGCGCTTACTCAAGACAGGTCTGTAGTTCCCCAATATGTTGAGTCAGATGCCTTAAAGTGGGCCAGCGTCTTAGTACCTGGAGCCACTACATTAGGTAGCATCTGGTTGCAAACGGACTTAGCTAAAGCTCAATCTAATAATAGCAAGGAAATTCAAATGGCAAGTTTTGCTTCGAATCAAGCTATTCAATTGGGACAGCAGGACATGGTTGTTGGTCTAGGATCACAATGGTCTACTGCTTCTACAGCTAGTGCTGATCTTGCGATTGCAGGATTTACTGCTCTTAATACCGCAGGACAACAAACAGTTGACTTAGGTATTGCGGGACTTGGCACTGCTGATAGTATTGCAGGTGCTGGCTTTGACGCCACCACCAACGTTGCAGGCTTAGGTTTTGCCACTGTTGACAGTGTTGCAACAACCGGATTCCAAACTTCACAAAACATTTCAACTGCAGGTATGACTGGAATTGTAGATGTTAGTAAATGGGGTATGGATGGAATGGAGGCACTTGGTACAGCCGGCATGACTGGCATGGTTGATATTTCAACAGGGTACAATACTTTGTTGGATAGCATTCAAACTACCAATGCTGCTACTCTAACTACCACGTTGGGTGACGCTAATGCAACTAACTTGTCGGGACAGTCTAACTACGCTACAATCATTGCCAGCTTACAGGCAACGATTAATCAAATTAGCGCAGATCTAGCAACTCCAATTACTTGTCAGGATGATGGCACAGGCACTATTGTTTGTAACTAATTCCTAACCAACTAGGGCTCGAAAGAGCCCTTATCTTTCTTTAGATCTTATAAATACTTGATTCCCATAGGGGAAATAAGTCAAAATAATGCTTGACAAAAGGCTCATTTTGTGCTATAATAATGGTATAAAATGAAGAAACGGACTAAAGAAATGCTCTCATTCAAGAAACACATTACAGAACAGACAGAAGAAGACAAGCTCAAGCACTTGGAGCATGTAGAGGATCACGTCATACACGGAGGCGAACAAGGGTTTGCCCACGCCTTCCACAATTTGAACGATGTACATAACAAGTTGCTAGGCGGACAAAATGACACCAAAATTACTGTGAAGTATGATGGTAGTCCATCAGTCGTTTTTGGTAAGCATCCCGACACAGGTAAATTTTTTGTAGGATCTAAATCTGTGTTCAACAAGAAACCTAAAATTAATTATACACCTGAGGACATCGATAAGAACCACGGCCATTCCCCAGGGTTAACACAAAAATTAAAGGCTGCACTAGCACACTTACCTAAAGTTCACTCAGGTGAGGGTGTTTATCAAGCAGACATTATGCACACAAAAGGTGATGTTCGACACGATGGCACTCGTGTACATTACACACCGAACACAATTACCTACCACCACGATTCTAGCTCGGAACATGCACAAAAGGCTATGAACTCTCAAATAGGTATTGCAGTACATACAAAATACGAAGGCAAAAACTTTGCAGATATGAAAGCTGTTCATGGTGCAGACATTGAACTTAATGATCACCCTGATGTACACAATCTAAGTGTTCAACACGATTTAAGCAAAGTTGCTTATACACAGGAACAGCAGTCAGAGTACAAAAAACATATGGCAGCAGCCACAGAAGTGTTTAAGAAAACCAAAAAAGAAGCACACGCACACGTTGGCAAGCATGCAGAACACATTAAGACGTATATCAATCAAACTGTTCGCGATGGTAGTGAACCCAATCATGATGATTTCATAAAACATTATACAGCACATCATGATAAAAAGATAGCAGGAGTTAAATCGCCTGCTGCTAAGGCAAGACACACAGCAACCCGAGATAATGCCATTGCACATGCTAGTAAAAGCAAAGAACATATTACTAGCGTTCTACAAATGCACAAGCATTTACAAAATGCCAAAAACGTATTAACAAATGCCTTAGCATCCCATTCAGAGGTTGGACATGAAATTGGTGGGTTGCCCACAAAACCAGAAGGTTATGTTGTACACAGAAATGGACGCCCTTCTAAGTTTGTAGCACGACATGAGTTTAGTGCTGCCAACTTTGCTAGAGGAGACGAATTAAAAAAAGGTAAGTAAATGACGAAGTTAAAGCACTGGTGGTTAAAATTAATTAAAGAAGAATGGGAGTTAACCATTTTTCATATAGGTGATACAAAAGTATTGCCTGATGGTAGTAGGTTAGAGACAAGTTCGCCAAAGACATATCGTGTCAAAAAGCTAACAAAAATTACCCCTACACATTTTAAGTTTACAGACACACAGGGACAAAAACATGAAATTAAAACAGTCGCTCCTGTGGGTTACAATTTAGTAAAGGTATTTTAGATGCAAAAAGATAAACATATTGTGTTCGCATTTGGTAGGTTAAATCCTCCTACTGCGGGGCACAGCAAACTAATTGATAAAGTACATCAGTTAGCAAAGCAACATGGCGCAGATCACAGAGTTATTGTTAGCCATTCTTTTGATAAAAATAAAAATCCTTTACAGGCACATCAAAAAATTAATTACTTAAAGCACATTCATACGGGTGTTAAGTTTGAGGCAAGTAGTAGAGAACATCCTCATTTCTTAGCACATCTTAAAAAAATGCATCAAGAAGGACATACGCATGTAACTATGGTAGCGGGTTCGGATAGAGTATCAGAGTTTCAAAGACTAGCTGATAAGTACAACGGACCTAATGGTGAGTATCACTTCAAACATTTGAAAGTAGTATCTGCAGGACAGAGAGATCCAGATGCAGATGGAGTAGCAGGCATTAGTGGGACTAAAATGAGAACACATGCCGGAAATAATGATTATAAAAGTTTCAAGTCTGGGTTGCACCCCAGGGCATCTGATATGCACGCTAAAAAACTATTCCAAGCAACAAGGCATGGAATGGGATTGCATGAAGATTCCGATTTAAAAATGTCCTTCAGTAAATTCTTAGTGGAGGAAAACAATGTGGTGGTTTCTAGTTAGAGCAGTCGTCTCTGGCATTATAAGTTCATCAGCAGGTCAATGGTTTTTGGGAACAAAAGTAGGTATTTGGTCCCAAGATAAAATCAACAAGTACCTAGACTATCTGTCTGAAAAATATGACTTAGCTATTCTCAAACAAGAAGAGAAATGGCGTCGTCAATATCCCCTATTAGCAAAACGTATAGATAAATTGGAAGAGTGGTCTCACCCACCTGTAGCTCCTGGCGGTGCTACAGAACTAAAAGATGAGATAGAAGAACTTAGAAATATTATAAATACAATGAAACAAGGGAAATAACCTATGTTAAGTTTTATAGAGTTTTTTGAAGAAAAACAGAGACTTGATCCTAAGTGTTGGGACGGGTATAAGAAGAAGGGCACCAAGATGAAAGGCGGTGTTCGTGTAAATAATTGCGTCAAGGAAGAAGCCGGCAAGGACATGACGGTTAAACAGCTACAACAAAAATTTAAAGACGGGACGCATGAAGCATTAACAGATGTCAAAGTGGGTCGTCATGTTGAATTGCGCAATACAAAAACAGGCAAAACCTCTCACCATTACGTGAAAGAAGATAAGGGTATGGAAGGCATGACCCAAAAAGGCGGTCATAAACGTCCCACTGAAGATGGTGCCGGCCTGACACAAAAAGGCGTTGAAAAATATAGACGTCAAAATCCAGGAAGTAAACTACAAACTGCTGTTACTACTCCTCCTAGCAAACTCAAACCTGGTAGCAAAGCGGCAAAAAGACGTAAATCTTTCTGTGCTAGATCACGTAGCTGGACAGGGGAAAGAGGTAAAGCAGCAAGAAGAAGATGGAATTGCTAATATGATATTTAGGTTATTACCATTATTAATGCTTGTTGGCTTCTTTGGTGCAGGTTATCTGTACTACAAAGACACCCAAGCAAGAATAGAACAATTAAGAGAAAATAATGCTAAACTTGAGGTAGCAGCAGAAGCAAACCGAGAAGCATTTGAAATCTTACAACAGGAAAACGCAGCCAATCAAGTAAAAATGGCAGAACTTCAATCTGAATTACAACAGGCAGAAGTGTACCAAGATGAGTTGATTGGTAAATTGAGACGTCATAACTTAACCGTATTGACATTACAGAAACCAGGTTTAATTGAAAACAGAGTAAACAATGCAAGTGAAAAATTACGAGAAGAGCTACAAGGCATTACTTCTAATCCTTAGTTTAGGATTGGTTTTACAGGGCTGTTCTACATTGCGCCCAGAGCCTAAAGTTATAACACAAATACAAACAGTAGAAAGGACAATACCTATACAGGCACGTCCAAAAGGTTTAAACTTAAACCAGTTGTACTTCTATGCTGTTACAGAAGAGAACTTTGAAGAGTTTAAAGAAAAATTTGTAAAGGATAACGGAGACTTTGTATTCTTTGCTATAAGTGTTCCTGGGTATGAGAATTTATCTTTAAACATGGCAGAACTTAGACGTTTTATAGAACAACAGACAGCACTGATTGTTTACTATGAGAAGCAGGCTGTACCTGTAAGTGAACAATCTAGAACAGAGGAATTAAGAGAGAGACTCCAAGATGACGGATCTGACTGAGAAATTAAATGCTGATAAAAACAGCATAGGCGACTACATCGACGATTTTAAAAAGTCTGACGCCCCTCAATTTAAAGGCAAAGGCAAGTCTAAACGTAGAAGTATGGCAGTTGCTGCTTATCTTGCATCTAAAAGAAAGAAAGAGTCGCATAACGAAGGCAAAGAGCATTCTTGGAAAACAGACGGACACTATACACAAGACGGTAAAGAGTGGAAAGGTCCACAACACGCACACGACGGTCAAGTAATGACAGGTGAGAAGCACACTGAGAAAAGCGTAAACTTATTTCATTTTAAAGACTTAAAGCCTAATATTAGACAAAAGATTTTAGACAAACTTAAAGAAGACGCCGAGTACGATCCTACACCAGGAGGCATGGAGTGGGGTACAGATAAGGGTACAGAGTATTTTAAAAAGCTCACACCTGGAGAGGAAAAGGCTAAAAAGACAGAACTAATTAAGCCAATTAATACTCCTATTCAAGTTAAAGAAAATTGTGGTTGTGAGGATATAGAAGTTGAAACTGAAAAGGATAACTCTAAACACGAGTACAGAAAACAAAACGAGGCAGAAGCAGACACTTTAACTGACGAAGATATTAAGTCATTAGAAGCAGAAGCAGAAAATTTTACATGGGAAGATGCCTTATCATTACATCTATATGATGACGATGAGCTTGAGGATATAACAGATTATCATAGCGATATTAATATAACAGAAGTTTTATCGGTACAAGGAAGATTAAAAAGACGTTTCTCTGCTAGACGTAACAGACAAAAATTAAAAGTAGCAAGACAAATTGCCCTACGTAGAGGTTCTTCACCCGAAAGATTAAAGAAAAGAGCTGTTCGTGGAGCTCGTGGTATGGTCTACAAAAGACTATTACGAGGTAGAAACAGAGCCAACTTACCACCTGCAGAAAGATCAAGACTTGAAACAATGGTAAAAAGATTTGCACCTCTTGTTTCAAGATTAGCTGTTAAAATGTTACCCAACATGCGTAAAATGGAAATAGCTAGAATGAAGAGCAGGGGATCTAAAAAGGCACAAGTGTCTAAGAAATATAAACCTGCAAAACCTATAAAGAGCAGTTCACAAAAATCTAAAAAGGCAAAAATACCTAAGCCAAAGAAACCTAAAAAGGTTAAGAGCTACGGTAAAGTCGGCATCGGCTAAAAAAGATTTAATCTTTTTTTAATTCAATGTTCATTTCTTATAAATACCATTGTAATTCAAAGGTAATTAACAATGGCAGATCAGAGTAAAAGAATGGAAATGTTAGTGAGGCAGGGTTTAATGCCCGCTCAGAAACTTCCTATTCTTAAAAAAGCAATTGCTAGAGTAAAGATGGGTGGTGCATTACTACCCAACGAAAGAGAAGTTATCAAAGATTATATGGACAAATTAATGTTCATAGTCTTTGGTGACGATACTGTTTTTAATAGAGCAAAGCAACATACTCAGAGAGCTAGATATCAAACAGAGGAGCAAATCGTGAATCAACTAGATGAGAGGGTGGTTGACGGTGTAGAAATCGTTGACGGTGAAGAGCAGAGAATTAAAGACGAAAAGAGAGCCCAAAAATTGGGAAGGAAAAGTAAGTCTGAGAAAATGAAAAGCTTTGCCAAGTCCCTCAGAAAAGAAAAAGAAAAACAGGAAGTAGATGAAAGCATCATTAAGATGAATGAAGACTACAAAGAAAAATTTAACGCAGCACTTAAGAAGTTTGGAGTGTCTAGTATTAGAGACTTGCCTGCAGATAAGAAAAAGAAATTTTTTAATACTGTAGACAATATGCACGTTTCTGATGATGAGAAAAAGGGCGTTGATGAGTCTACAGGTGGCGCTATGTCTAAAGACAAAGAGTCTCATGATACAGGCGGTTTTAGAATTCCTAACAAAGATGCAAATGCAGCTAGAGATAGATTAAAAAATAAGAACAAAGAAAAGTTTCCTGGTGTACAGGGAGAAAGTGTAGAAGAAGCTAAAATGATTCCTGGCTTCATGGGAGCAGATGGTAAGCCTACTTCTAAGCCTACAGCAAAAGACTTTGCAGCTAATAAAGAATATCAACATATGAAAAAGAAACTAGGAGATAGAATTCCTGGTCCTAAACCTACTAAAGAAGAAGTAGAAGAAAATCAGTTAGATGAATATATTACAGCCAAGCAAATTAGAATGGCTAAAGGCATTGCTAACGATCCTAGACATAAAGGTGGAGACTACACCGGTGCCGCTAAGAAAATGGAAAAGATCAAGAAAGGACTTTCCAATCATCCAGCTGCCAAGAAGGCTTTAAGACAAGCAAATGAGTCTATGACACCTAACAGTCATGGTTGGAATATCCAACAGCATGCAGGTGAGCTTGCTAAAAAGGATGGTCATGACATTAAAAAATTACCATATGGTCATGCTCAAGGATACAGAGATAAAGCTAAGAAGGCTTTAGAGAGGAATGAAGAAATGACACCTGAGCAAAAAGCTAAGCGTTTAGAACTTATTAGATTAGCTGCACAGAAATTAAAAGCTAAAGATGCAGATGCGGAGAAAAGAGCAGCTGCGGCAGCTAAAAGAGACATGAGCAGGCCAGGCGCACAAAAAGGTATGGCACCTGTTAAAAAAGAAGAAACATATTTGGATATTAATACGCTAAGAGAGTATATTAAACACTCTGATTTATCAAAAGAGAAAATCCAAAATATGACTCGCTCAGAAGCATACAAATTACTCAATCAAATTATTAAAAGCAAAGGAGAATAAAAAATGTCCGCATGGAGTAAAACCGTAAAACCTGTTATTACAGGTATTGATGCCGCCGATATCTTTATGGTAGACGAAGCAGAAGTTGCAGCCACACCTGGTATTGCACAGCCTGGTTGGGTCTACAAAAAAGACTTAGGCAATGGTAGATTCATTTATGAGACGTTAGTGGCTATGGCTGATCCTTTCACCGATACCGAATATGAAGCGGCCGGTGGAGCAGACGACGACGCTGACTTCCCAGACGCCTAATAAATACTTTTAACTTAGGAGTATTTAATGGCAGATTCTAAATTATCAGAATTAACGGCAGCTACATCAGCTGCCGGTGCTGATACGCTTTATCTTGTACAAGGTAGCACAAGTAAAAAACTTACTGTTGCTAATTTGTTTGCAGATGTTTCTACGTCTGTAACATTTAATGATAAAATTCGTATCGGAGATAGTGAAACCAAAACAGCTAGAGGCGAAATTAGTAGCTTGTACAACATAACATATCTTAGTGATATTGATAGTGCAGGTAATATGACAATGGCTACTGGCGTTGATGGACAAATTAAAATTATCGTTATGGTCTCTAACTTAGGGGGACACACAATTACACTTCAGGGTGCTACACTGGCTAACGATATAGCATTTTCATCTGTAGGACACTCTGTAACCCTACTATATAATAATAGCAAGTGGTACGTTATAGGAGGTACTGCTACTGTTTCTTAGGGTTTAATATAAAATGATCGAATTGAATGAAAATAACTTTTTATTATATGCAGCAAAACATTATAGCAATCCTGGCTGCATGGGTATCTCAGAACTTGAAGATGATTTAAAAAGATTTAAGTATATAAAACGTCTTTTAAATCGCTACAGGAAAACAGGAGAAGTAAACGAAAGATTAGTTATTAATCATTTGGTTGTTTTATATAATGTGTTTGGTAGAGGTGCTACTGATATGTTATTTTATAAATTAGAGCAAGAATATTGGTCTGATTTAAAAACATATCTAGTATTCTTACAACGAATGCCTTTGGAGACTGTAGTTTCTAAGGGAATAAGAGAAACGGATATTCCTCTAAATGAGGATTTAATTAAGGTACTGAGAAAAATTTAATGTCTAGATTTGTTGATACATTAGTTGCGTATAGAATTTTAAAAATGCTTGCAACACCTATTGAACAGTCTGATGCTTTCAGAATGGGTATCATTGACAAGGATGGCAAGAAGATAAAAAATCCTCAGACAACACAGGAGTTAGATGCATATTCGTTTTTAAATAGATTTGTATTTAAAGTGCAAAGAGCTTTGGTAAAATCACCTGACAGAAATGCTAAAAGACTATTGACATTTGCTGCCGCTCTTGCTATACTTAGAGAGTACAAAGAAGAAGATGATGACTTTGATATTGAGACACTATTAGAAGTTTATGAACAAGATTCTAATGTTGCGATGGAAGCCAAATTATTAGAACAAAATTTAGTATCATTTAAGAATTTTAATATGGAAGAAGTTGCAGCTAATGCCGTAGGTGGAGGAGCAATCCACGGAATAGGCATAGGTCCTAAAGGAGAACCTGGAAGAGATCCTGTACTTCAACCGATGATACGAAGACGGAAGAAGAAAAATGGCATCCGTTAAATCTTTAGAAACAGAAGTAGCTCTGGTTAAAAACGATGTTGCTCAAATGAGCGCGTTGTTTACAAAATTAGAAATTACTTTAGATAAGATTACAGATGTATCAAATAACGTAAGCCAAATTTTAGCTGTACATGCTTCTAGGCTTTCAACAGCAGAAGAGGAAACAGAGCACTTGCAGAGTCAGATAGAGGAACATAGGAAAGAACACCAAACCGATATCAGAGAACTGCATTCTCGTTTAACTACTTCATCAAGGGAAATCAGAGAAGAAATGGGTAAAGATATCGACAAGGTATTATCAAGTATCGAGAATCTAAGACAGGACATTAAGGACAAATCCAAAGAGCAGGATCAAAGAATTGCTAGTCTAGAAAAGTGGCGTTGGATTATTGTTGGCGGTCTTGTCCTTATGGGCGGATTAGCACCATTTCTTTTAGAAATGGTATTTCATAGCACTTGACAAACTAAGAACACTATCTTATAATAAGCACATAGAAATTTTCTACGTGCTTTTTTTATGTCTTTATACGTCGATTTAAAATATATTAATATGGTTGCCTTTCGCTTAGAACGTTACAAGCGAAAGGATCAGTATCTTTTCAACTTCAGATGTCCTATCTGTGGTGATAGTTCCACAAAGAAAAACAAAGCACGCGGATACCTGTACAAGGTTAAGAATGACATGTTCTATAAATGTCATAACTGTGGTGCGGGTAAAACTTTCGGAGGTCTCCTAGAATTGTTAGACGGAGAGCTACATAAACAATACACACTTGAAAGATATTCAGAAGGTATTGCGGGTAATCGGGCGAATAAAACTCCTGACTTTAACCTCACTTTTAAGGAGCCTAAAGTTCGCCCAAAAACCCTATTAGATGAATTAATGGATAGACTAGATACATTACCAGAAGATCATGAAGTTATCCAATATGTTAAATCGAGAGCTATTCCAGAACATACATATAATAGGTTATATTTTTTAGACGACATACGAAAAGCAGCACAATTAAATACTAAATACACTAGCAGTCTAACTGTAGCTCAACCGAGACTTATATTGCCCTTTATTAATAGTCAAGGTAAATTAACAGGTATGGCAATGCGAGGTATAAGGGGCGAAAACTTAAGATATATAAATTTAAAGATAGATGAGGATGCTCCTACTATCTTTGGTATGGAAGATATTGATGATAGTAAAACTGTCATGGTAGTTGAAGGACCTATTGATAGTCTCTTTTTGGATAACTCTATCGCTGCTAGTGGATCAGCATTTAACAGAGTTTCTGATTTGGGATTAAAGGATTACACGATTATATTTGATAATCAGCCACGTAATCTAGAGATCTGTAGGTTAATAGAAAAATCAATTAATGCAGGTGAAAACGTTTGTCTTTGGCCTGATACAATAGAGGAAAAGGACATAAACGATATGGTATTATCTGGTTTGACAATAGCAGAAATAACCTCTATAATAAGTAAAAATACATTCTCAGGTTTGAGAGCAAAATTAAATTTCACACAATGGAGAAAATGTTAATGAATGTGAATTTAGTAGGGATCACACAACCTTCAGCGGCAACGGGTTGTCATAGTGCTAATGAACTTATTTCTTACGCCGCCCGTGTAAGTAACCCTGGCAATCAAAACAATGCTGAAACGTCACCTAAATTGCTAAAATACCTAATCAAAAATGCTCATTGGAGCCCTTTTGAGATGGTTTCTGTCACCATGGAGATTAAGACTACCCGAGACATTAGTAGACAGATTATTAGGCACCGTAGCTTTAGTTTTCAGGAGTTTAGTCAAAGATATGCTGAATCAACTAATTTTATAAATCGCGAAGCTAGACTACAAGATAAAAAGAATAGGCAAAACAGTATTGATTTAGACTTGCCTGAGGACTTTGGAAAAGGTGGTAATAAAACTCAACATGAGCGTCTTTACGAAGAATGGAATATGAGGCAAAGGGAAGTTATTAATAAATCACAGGAAGTTTATAAGTGGGCATTGGATAACGGCATTGCTAAAGAACAGGCTCGTGCAGTATTGCCTGAAGGTAATACGGAAACCACATTATATATGGCAGGAAATTTGCGTTCCTGGATTCATTATTGTATGTTAAGAACAGAACAAGGAACACAAAAGGAGCATCGTCTGGTAGCTCAAAAATGCTGGGACATTTTATCTCAACACTTTCCAGATGTAGCAAAGGCAGTTAATGAACTCTAAAATTTTTGTTGCCCTAGCTAGTTATAGGGATCCTCTTCTAACGTTTACAATTAAAACGGCATACGCTAATGCTGCTGAGCCAGATAATCTTGTCTTTGGTGTGGTTGAACAAGCCATGCCAGGAGAAGCCTTAGACTTAAAGCATCCGTTTTTTAAAAAATTATTAGACAACAATCAATTAAAATATGAATTGATATCACCCTTTGAAACACAGGGTTGTTGTTGGGCTAGAGCAAAAACACAGGAAATGTATAATGGCGAAGAGTTTTATTCTCAGTTTGATTCTCATACAGGGTTTGAAGATAACTGGGATTTAATATATATTAATAACCTTCGTCATTTATTATTATTTCACGAAAGGCCTTTGATAACTTGCTATCCTCCTGGTATGGTAGCAGAGGACCATGATATATGGAACAATCCTATTAAATACGAATCATCTAAACCTAGAAATTTAAGAACAGGTATGTATTCAATGAATGCACTTACAGTAGGTGGAGAGAGCGATATTTGGGACGGTGGAAGTAACATAGGTAAACCTCAGATAGAGTTTGAAGAAAAACCAGACCATTATAAATTTTCAACACAGGGAAGATGGTACGAAAGTAAATTTCCATTTATCAAAGGATTTTTGTTTAGTGCAAATACAGTTTTTACTATAGGTAAATGGTGTAAGGAAGTTCCTTATGATGGGAAGTTATTGTTTATAGGTGAGGAACCAAGTTTAGCATTGAGGTCCTGGACCAATGGTTACGACATATTTCACATGTCAGGAAATCCCTCAAGGCATTATTATCCAAGGGATTACAGATTTTGTTATTGGGACAGTGATGTTGACTCGCAACGAGAGCCTGAAATAGATAGAGAAACAATGGACAAACAGTCTAATGAAAGACAAAAAGAATTATATACTGGCAAGTTAAAGGGAATCTATGGTGTGGGAAAAGTTAGATCTATAGAAGATTATAAAGACTTTTGTGGCATAGATTATAAGAACAAGCATTTTGAGATACGTTCCTATACAGGTGAGGGCGTTCTTGATCAAGACTACAGAGAGAAAACATAAATGGCAAAAGAGGATTATTTAGGAATACAAATAGACACATCGAGAGATGAGTTATTTGATAAGTTAGGGCTCAACCGTCTGCGGGAAAGCTACATGTTAGAGGATGAAACAACCCCACAACAGCGTTTTGCTTATGTAAGTAAGGCATTTGGTAGCAATGAAGAACACGCACAACGTCTATATGAGTACTCCAGTAAACACTGGCTTTCTTATTCTACTCCTATACTATCCTTTGGTCGCTCTAAGAAAGGTATGCCTATCTCATGTTTTTTAAATTATATCAATGATACTGCGGAGGGATTAGTTGAGAACTTATCTGAAACAAATTGGCTTAGCATGTTGGGTGGTGGTGTTGGTATCGGGTTTGGTATCAGATCATCTGATGATAAGTCTACTGGCGTTATGTCTCATCTTAAAACATATGATGCATCCTGCCTCGCATACCGTCAAGGACGTACTAGACGTGGCAGTTATGCTACTTACCTTGATATTAGTCATCCAGATGTTATAATGTTCCTCGAAATGAGGAAACCCACAGGCGATCAAAATGTTCGATGTCTAAACTTACACCACGGTATTAATATATCTGATCGTTTTATGGAGATCATTGAAAGATGTATGACAGATCCTACTGCCGATGATGGTTGGAATTTAGTTGATCCACACAGTGGACAAATTCGAGATACCGTATCTGCTAGAGCTCTTTGGCAAAAGATTTTGGAATTGCGAATGGAGACAGGAGAACCCTACATACATTTTATTGATACTAGCAACAAATATTTGCCACAGTTTCAAAAGGATTTAAAACTTAAAATTCATCAGTCTAATCTTTGTTCTGAAATTATTTTACCTACAGACAAGGACAGAACAGCAGTATGTTGTTTATCCTCAGTTAACCTAGAGCATTATGACTCTTGGAGTAAGAACTCTCAGTTTTTACTTGACGTTGCTGAGATGTTAGACAATGTTTTAGAATTTTTTATTAACAACGCACCAGATGTTGTATCTAGGGCTAAGTTCTCTGCAATGCGTGAACGTAGCATTGGAGTAGGTGCTTTAGGATTCCACGCCTATTTACAAAAAAATAATATGGCATGGGAAAGCTCAGCAGCAGTAGGTGCTAATATTAGAATGTTTAGGCACATTAGGAGTAAATTAGATGAAGCAAACATTGAATTGGGTAGTGGAAGAGGTGAGGCTCCTGACGCGGAGGGCACGGGAAGAAGATTTAGTCACGTTATGGCTATCGCTCCCAATGCTAGTAGCAGTATTATCATGGGAAACACTTCGCCGTCTATTGAACCTTTTAGAGCGAATGCTTACAGACAGGACACGTTATCTGGATCTTATCTCAACAAAAATAAGTATTTGGATTCTCTTATTAAAGACAAGGTTGAAGATAACAAAAAACTTGATTATGACGAAATATGGTCGTCAATAATTGCCAACGATGGATCTGTACAGCATTTAAATTGTTTAACAGATGAAGAGAAGGCTATATACAAAACAGCAATGGAAATTGATCAGCGCTGGGTTGTAGAGCATGCCTCCAATAGACAAGTTTATATAGATCAAGCACAGTCCTTAAATTTATTTTTTAGGCCTGACGTACATAAAAAATATTTACACGCAGTACACTTCCTTGCTTGGAAAAATGAACTTAAAACATTGTACTATTGTCGTTCAGAAAAAGTTGGTAAGGCAGACAAAGTTTCTAAAAGAATAGAAAGAGAAATTATTAAAGAGATTGATTTAAATCAAATAGCAGATGGTGAATGCCTAGCGTGCGAAGGTTAATAGTATGCAAGATATTGTTTGGGATGATATAAAAAAATATATACCTGAAGAAAATAAAAGAGTTGGCGTAATGGTTTCCGGTGGATGGGACAGCGCTTGTTTATGGTATATGGTTAAAAAAATATGTACTGAAAGGGGAATGAGTTGTGAACCTTTTGTTGTCCCTAAATTAGATGGTGCTTTAGTAGCAAGTCAGAATGTTATAAAAACACTTAGCAAAAAACTAGGGGTAAGTTATCAAGAGCCCACAGTTGTAGGAAAAGAATTGTCCAATAATCCTTGGGATTATGTAACTAATGGTGCTTGGGATATATTTGGAGAGACGGCGGACGACAGGTTAGTGGACTTTTTGTTTGTCGGCATGACGGCCTTTGATGATGAAGTACATCAAAGACATGAAAAAGAGGATCCACATCCCAGGTTTGAACCTGAAGAATGGATGAGAGAATTTGTCGCTTGGCCTTTTGAAAACCACACTAAAGATAAAACTATTAAGTTGGGATTTGACATTGGCATTGCAGACGTTATTATGCCAATTACACATAGTTGCACAGAACTACAAGAAGGTAGATGTAATAAATGTTATTGGTGTACAGAAAGACAATGGGCATTTGAAAAGGCAGGGTACTTAGACACAGGAACAAATTAATGGAAATAGATTTCCCTAAAGATAAAAGAATAGGTGTTATGGTATCAGGTGGTATTGATAGCACAATACTTTACTACTTGGTAGCTAAAAAATGTCAAGAAAGAGGACAAACATTAATACCTCTTACTGCACCTAAACCAGATGGTTCTGCAGACAGAGCTAACAAAATGGTTAAATGGATGCACGATAGATATGGATTTGCTCCTACAGAAAATGTCATTGTAGGTGAATATTTTGAGACTGATGAAAGCGATGTGTTATGTGTTGCTAGAGGTGTACAAAGTTTGTTTGACGGGCATCTAGTTGATATTGTAATGACAGGAGAAAACCCATATGACTTTAATGCTTTTAACATAGATCCTTTGTTTTTTCCTACAAAACCTAGGACCTTTGAATTGTATGATGGGTTTGAACAAAAAACAGGAGGGAAATTAATAGGAATATGTCCCTTCAGAAATTTATATAAAGACGATATTTTACAAATCGTCAAAGATCAAAAGGACTATTGGCTCAAAAATTTTATTCTAGATGAGACTTGGAGTTGTGTTACTCCTAATGTAACAGAACCTTGTAATATATGTTTTTGGTGTGTGGAACGTCATTGGGCAATAGAAAAGGTATTTAAAAATTAAGAGAAGAATAATGTCAAAAAAATTAAAACTAACAGACGAAAGGACTTATTTTAAGCCCTTCAATTACCCATGGGCCTATGATGCTTGGCTAAAACACGAGCAGTCTCATTGGCTACACACCGAAGTTCCTATGGGAGAAGACGTAAAGGATTGGAAGAATCGTTTAACAAAAGAGGAACAGGCTTTCCTCACAAACATCTTTCGCTTTTTCACACAGGGAGATATTGATGTTGCAGGTGGCTATGTAACAAATTATTTACCTTATTTCCCACAACCAGAAATAAGAATGATGCTTGCTGGATTTGCGGCAAGGGAAGCACTACATGTTGCTGCCTATAGCCATTTAATTGAAACACTAGGAATGCCGGAGTCTACTTACAATGAATTTCTTGAATATGAGGCTATGCGCGATAAGCACGATTACTTTACTGATCTGTCTAATGCCAATGGCACAAGAGAATCTGTTGCAACTAACATTGCCGCTTTCTCTGCCTTCACGGAAGGCATGCAACTCTTTTCATCATTCATTATGTTGTTAAACTTTCCACGTCATGGCAAGATGAAAGGAATGGGACAGATTATTACATGGTCTATCGTTGATGAAACACAGCATGCTGAGAACATGATTAAGTTGTTTAAAGAATATGTACAAGAAAATCTAGATATTTGGAATGACAAACTGAAGTCTCAGATTTACACTATTGCAGAAAAGATGGTAGAGCTTGAAGATAAGTTTATTGATTTAGCATTTGCTATGGGTCCTATGGAAGGATTGACACCCGAGGAAGTTAAAAAGTATATTCGTTATATTGCAGACAGACGTCTTATTAGTTTAGGTATGAGAGGTATTTTTAAAGTTAAAAAGAATCCTTTGCCTTGGGTAGAGGAAATGATCAACGCCCCGACCCATACAAACTTCTTTGAGAACAGAGCAACAGACTATGCACGGGGTGCATTGTCCGGAGATTGGTCGGATGTTTGGGGAGTTTCATGAATAAAAGACTAAGTGCTGTAGTTTATGAGATGGCACAGTCTGTATCTAAACTGTCAAGAGCAAAAAGATTACAAGTGGGTTGTGTCATATGGAAAGATGGTAGAGCCATTAGTCTAGGCTACAACGGCACACCTTCAGGCTGGGATAATGCCTGTGAAGATGAAAACAATGTAACGAAGCCAGAAGTATTACATGCAGAAACAAATGCTATTGCTAAGTTAGCTAGGAGTACAGAGAGTGGGCAAGGTGCTTTACTATATACGACACACGCACCTTGTTTAGAATGTTCTAAGTTGATTTATCAAGCAGGCATATCTGAGGTTTATTGGGGTAATGATTATAGGGATAAATCCGGACTAGAATTTCTACACAAAGCGGGCGTTAAGATTTCGCAAGTAGGAGAAATAGATGCCGAAACCTAATATATTAGAATGTATGTCGTGTGAAGGCTGTTTTAAGGTTGTACACGATATGGATGAAAATTATTATGAAGCAGAGTTTTGTGTTTTTTGTGGAACAAAACTTGAGCTAGAAGAAGAACTAGAAATAGATTATGGAGATGAAGAGGACTATTAGATGATACTGAGAGGAATAACACAGAGTCTAGTAAACGAAGATTTTAAAAACCTTCAGGCAGTTTACGACTATTGGTTTGCTAAAGGTAAAATGGAAAAGGAAAATCTTGGACTTGTAGACTTTAGAAAAAATGAACTTTATTTCGAAGAAGCAACACAAGATTTTTATGGCACGCACATGCTTCCTTATTTTCACGAACTCTTAGCCAAGGGACCAGACATCTCAATGCAAGAGTTTTTAAAATACGAAAGATTTCCTAAAACAGTATGGTTGGCTAGAGAGTTTTTAATGAACAATGGATTTAAAAATCCAATGGGAGTACATTGGGAGCCTAGATTAGACTATCAAGGACCTGAAGATAATTGGCCTGAGGTTAGAGATAAAGGACTGTGGAGAATACACCCCGGTGGTTCTAGACAAACTGTTTATTATTATTTTGCTCCAGATGAATATAAAATTCCTACCATCTGTTTTAATACACATGGAAAGCCTCCTCCAAGAGAGTGGAAAAAGGTTTTCACTCATAGAAGG